ATGAGTACAAGAGGGGTGGCAATTGCAATTAAATTAGGACTAATGAATGAAGGAACTCCGTCTACATCTTGGAATGTTGTAGACGCTGGTGCGATTAATAAAAATGGTCTCTTGAATGATAGTATACATTGGAATTCGATTGGCTATACAGTTGTTGCGCATATTGTTTTTGAAAGATTGTTATCTTTAGGCTGGCTCCCCAAAAAACAATCAAATATTGTAAAGTAACCCATCGACAACTATGATGTAAGGGCTGATCTTGGTGTAGGTCAGCCCTTATGCTTAAAACCATTCCGCATCCGGGTGCACTTCCACAGACAGACGGAACATTATTTTAGTGATTAACTTTTTAATTATCATAATTTTACATTTTTGTATCTTCGATGTAAGGATTGGTTAGATCCATGAGAACATATTGAATTAAAGCATCAATAACAACGTTAGCTATCTTCATCCCCCCTGCGGAATTTGGATGTACTTGATCCTGCAAATACGTTGTGATATTAAGTGTTGATATTCCACTTAATGCATTTACATCAATTACGGGGACGGAATATATTGCACATACTTCTCTTATCACACTCCCGTAATCTTGTATCGTTAATCCTATATTATTTTTATAAGGATAATCAGCATTATTATGAGAGTTGTAAAAATTATGTGGTATGCAAGCGAATATCTTGGCATCCGGCAATCTTTTGATAATCTTTCTCAACATTAGCCCATAGGCGTATTTTAAATGATTTTCGTCCTGATCGTCAAGCTCCCCGATTTGGGCATTTGCCGTGATATCATTAGCGGAGGCATATATGACTAATACATCCGTATCGGTCGGAATAGTATTTATTCGGCCGTCACCACACATATTATCCTGTATAGTGATAGTTCCTTCTTCGGGATGAGCGGCATTATAGTAGCCATTTTCGTCCACTTTCTTGGTTTTTGGGGAAATGGATGTAACCTTGGAGCCTCCGATACCTCGGCAATAATGTGTTGAGAATTGAAGATATTTCCACACATACTTCTGCCACGAGATCAGTTCTACGATCGAATCTCCAAATGAACAAAACTTCTTCCCCTTATACGCCATATTGATTATTTCATCTCTATCTAATTTTACATTTCTCACATTTTGCGGATTGCAAGGGTAATAATTCAACGAGACAAACGGGGAGTCCACACTGTTGAAATTAAAAATTATATATTCCCAATTTTTTTCACCTGTCATCACCTCCCTAAAGGTTTTTGTTTGACTGCCCCTATACCCAATCCACGTACCATCTGCTGCATACACGGCGACTGAAAATGCATTGGTAAATACAGATGTTATGTTGTCAACGACTCTGATCAATCGTGTAGTATTATAAGCTTCGTTTGACTGTAACGATCCATTTACATTGTTATAACCATCAATAAGATTATCATTTGTTATCAGATTTTTATCTAAATAAGTTTCAGGAAGCTGTGTTATACCGAATTCAAGCGGAATAAAATTCTCATTGAATGATAGATAATAAAAATCTCTTGCGTTATCATTCCAAGCCCTGCAATATGATGCTTCTGATGGTATCTCTCTTTTTGAAATATTCTTTCCCGTTGAAGCACCCATATTAACCGTGCCAAGCAGCGTGCCATTATCTCTATAAAAATAAACCGAATATGCATTGGTATAGATATACTCTTCTCCTGCCGGTATATCAATTCTTTCTATAACAATCCCATTCCCATTTACAATATTTCCGGCTCCGTCTATTGTCTTATTGGCGAGCAAAAGTTCGTCATATACCTTGTTGATTGACACATCCTGCAACATGTGTCGTATTGTCATCAAGTCGTTTTTAACCTCTTCAAGAGAGTCAATGGTTAATACTTCGATCCAATTCTTGTCATTTATCCAATTTGCATTATCTACACTATCAGATTTATATATTTCAATTATAAACCTGTCTTCGTTTTGATACGATAAGATAAATCCTTTTCTCCGGTTAATACTGCTTATCGACAACCTCGTATTAGATTTGTTCGAATTATACACGACAGAATCGTACATGTAAGAATCAAGCGGTATATAATTACTCGTTTCAGAATTGTACAGATATACCCTATATCTGTTTGTCAAATCTCTATAAGTGAAAACCAATCCGATTTTTTTATTGTAAGTATTCGGCAGAGCATTCCTGGCAGCATCGGGCGTGTTGTAATTATTGCCGGTTATTGCCGTGACGTTGATAAAGGGAAATTTGGTCGATGGCAGCAATGGGCACCAGAATAAATCATCGCTCCAATATTGATCATCCATAGATGTTCCTATATACATTTCAACAGTGAGTTCCCCAGTTGCTCCATTCCTATAACTTAAAATCTTTCCTGTACTTCTATTTTCTTTTGGAATTCCAAGTCTGGTTTTTGAAAAATCTGTATCAAATTGTGTTGAAATGGCACTTCCTTTATTTAACCCCGACATTTCTGTAGCCAGACTCTTACGCGTTTTGGGGTTAACCACCGCATCATAGATGGTAGCCGGGAATATGGTTTGTCCGCCCTTCGTCAGTTTATGCATTTTTGCCATAATGTATCTTATTTTTAGCCTAAGTTCCGCCGGAACTTGGGCTGTTGTTATTTTATGTAATTATTTATTAACTATTAAAATCACTCAGCACATCATCATACTCCTTATCTGACAGAGATACGCTCTGCACCGCATTGTATGCGGCATAATCCGGATAGGGCATGATCTCCGCTGTGCTCTCATCCGTCTTCCCGGTAGTCAGCACAATCCCTGTATCTTCAATAGATACAAGGTTGCAGATGCCATCTCTAAAGTCAGAATCAGAAATGAAGTATTCCCGTTTGACCTTCAGCATACCAGGGGAGAAGCCGGGGTTGTCAAAAGCGACAAGCAGACTGCCATCTTCCATACGGCTGCAACCCACATACTCTTGCCCATCAAAAGAGGCTATAAACTTTCCCTTGAACGGATTGAAGTAAGTAAACCGGAAGGGAGTTGATATGTCTCCATTCAGGTTCTTCTCTATAATTTTAAAATCGGATTGGTAATTAATTTTCATAACTATAATATTGATGTAACATCGTCTATCTCCTCGGCTTTCAAGATGCCGGAAAGGTCAACACTTCCACCGCCTCCGGTTGTTCCTGTAGGACTCCATTTCCCCTTTATCTTGCAATCATATATAGGACCGGGTATGGTATCCCCCACGACAGCCCAGTCGCCCACAACTGGAGATGGGACAGCAGCATGCAATGCTTCTTCCGTAGAAAACAATCCCTTGTTGCGGACACTGTTCTGCTTGACCTTATCAATCTCGGTAGAAGTCTTACTAAAATTGTAGTTAAGCCGATCTGCCGCCTCACTCCAAGTACCTGTTTTATTAATACTATTAAGTTCCATATCACTTTCTTACCTTTAACACTCCATTTGTCACTATTCCTTCAAGTGTTTCATATTCCACATATACCTGCCCGGAGCTGACGTTATCTTTAGACGGCCAATTACTGCATTCAATATTTGCCACATATTTAGACACAGCCCCCCCGTCATATACCGGTTTCATCCCAACCAACAGAGTTTCGCCTTTAGAGCCATAAAAAGAAACGTTATTGGGAGTAAGAATAATATCCGTATTTTCCACATGATTCTGTATTCTGATACGTTCCGGATATACAGTCGTTTCTTGTATCAATTGGTCCCCTACATATTTCCGTAGAATCAAATCACCATACTCCCATCCGTCTGATGATGTGTCGAACCTTAATATCAAGGTGGCATGTCCTTCAGTCGTGTACATTTCAAGAGTATTTTTATCCGGATCAATGACAATGCGTTTCCCGTCAACAGATGTTTCTACTTTTCCGCGGAAAAATCCGCCGAAGGCTTCAACCACACCTCTGAACTTACCACCCAAGGCATAAATATAGCCACGAAGGAACGTATTGCCACCATGAGTGGCAACAAAGTTCGCCATATTCGCCCATTCCGTATCTGTGGGCTGGTAATCGGGGTCATTACGAAACTTCATTACGGTTAATATAGCCTGTTGAAGCGTGCCACCTGCCCAAAAAGTCACATCATCATCGTCATTGTATATGCCGCTTACTCCGGCAGTGACCTTCTGTAACTTGCCATCCTTGTAGTTACCTAACTGAATCATATTGGCCAATATCAAACCGCCAAGGATATCCACAGATCCATCCTTAATCGCGCTGGCGATATAATTGATTGACTGAAACCCGGCTGTTGCCTTGTCGTTATCCAAAATGGACGGTTTCCAGTCTGTGGCAATGGTTCCACGCTCTAACTGAAGATCACAAATGGTTGCGGTACCACTGAGCATGCAAAGACCTGCACCGTTAAAAGCGAACTTGAAAGTGTATCTTTGATAATCGGACGCAAGAGGCTGAGTTGTGCTGAAATCACCACACGAAACAGCCACAGACACACCTTTAGCTTTAAAGGATATAACATAGTTCTCATTTTTAATCAAGGCCACGGATTGGGACAAACTACCGATTGCAGCAGAGTACCCAGAGCCGGCAGCACTATCTGCGGATACGGTAGCCACACCCGTCCAATACTTTAATTGCTTGCTGAAAAGTTCGGTGTCCGTCAACAATTGAGTATCAGAGGACAATATTTCACTTTCATAATCCCCGGTAAACCCGGAGTTACGCAACAGATTGACACTTCCGACAGCCGCATTGTCTATCGCATCCTGAGCCTTTTGGGCCAGATCGGCAGCCGCCTGTATCTCATCCGGAAGACCTTCCATATTACGCCATCCAGTGGAACCTTGTTCGATATGAAACATACCCTTGATATCAACACCGCCTTTCTGGCTATAACGGATGTAAGTGCTCTCATCCTTGGCACCGATATAGGCATCACCATACACATTGATATAAGCGTGTCCGGTGGACTTGTCAAAGCCCAGCCCGATGACTTCTTTCCCGGCAAGAGAGAAAGAGTTGATACCTTGATAAAAAATAATGGAAGGCGAAGTTTCATTAACAGACGAAAGGATTATAGCTGCCTGACGGGTGATATCCGTCAAATGCCCAAGCCCGATGATATCATCACCGGCAGCCGGAACATCACTGTCCTTGTCGGCATTGGTTTTGCTCAAGTCAATATAGTCAGATCCTACACCTGTCACCTCACGCCAATAGTAGCGGTTGGATACATTGTGGGATGTCCCTTCTTTAATGTTAAATTCTTGGGCTAATGCTAATGTACCTACTGTAAATTCGTTATTGATTGTCACTCCATCAACTTCCGACAAAAAGAAACAACGGTAGCTCTCATCAAGTTCCTCCACCCTGACACACTTCATACCGGCCGGAGATATGATCTGTTCACCACCAACATGCGTCTTCTTCTTTACTTCAAGCTCGTCAAAGACAGCCTTAATCTTCACATACAAGCGGTCAACAACAGCTTGTGTCGTACCATCTTCCAATACAGTCCAACCGCTTCCGTTCTTACCCACCAAAAGACCTTTCAAAAAAGTGATCAGCTCATTGGCGATATCAGGATTTCTCTTGTTGATAAATTCATTACGTGATCTCAGGGAGGAGAAGGCGGTATAGTCACTGGGGGATTCCGTATCTCCCATTTTCAGAAGTCGAATAAACGCCTGCGCCATCTCCTGCGCCAGCGTGTATTCCAGATTGTTCAGTGTCGAGTCCACGGATGACTTCCATGAGGTACTGACCGCCGACGAGCAGTCAATGGAAGCCTCGGAAAGATTGCCCAGCTTCCTCTCTATCCTTGTGATGCGGGTGTCAAGATACCCGGCCTCGAAATACTGCGCGTCCTCCAGTCTCACCCTTTGCCCGAGCGATAACGGCACACTGTTTTTATCCACATGGATGTAATCCGTGTCGCCGGAATAGATGGATATGTCCTTGCTGTATTCTGTCAGGAAGCTGTCAACCGCCTGCTTGTACTGTTCTTCCGCTATCGGGTAATACTCATCCGGCATGCGGATGTTCGTCAGGATATACGTATCACCGGCCTGAGGTATGATGTTGCCTCCCGGTATCTGGGTGTTCTCGTCCGGGTAGGTGTTGATGATCTCGAACTCCTGTGTGTCGTTATGCCAGTTGCACTCGAACTCCCTTCCGGAGAGGTCGCCGCTTTCGAAGGTGATGTGTATCACCTCCTCACCGATCATGTATTCATCCGGATTGAAGGGCAGATCCTTGTCCTTGACATAATAGACGGTGTATTCCTTCCCGTCCTTATTTGTCTGCTCCTCGGACCTTACCGAGGATACCGTACCCAGGCGGTGCGGGAATATATCCTCAAAGGCCGCTTCCTCGCGATGCTCCTTCAGGCCCAATTGGGTGTTCAGGTCGATATACTTGTCCCGTGACGGCAGTTGCAGATGGGTGTAGCCGTATTTTGACGGGTCAATATTTTTGGTTGAGCCTACGGGGATCAGCCGTGTGAACCATTTGATCGAATTGGAATTCTCATTCTGGGTCAGCCCCGTCTTCAATCCCTTCATATAGCCGAGCGTGACCCGTTCGCCGTGTTCGCATTTCCCTATGTTCAGGTATTCCCCGTCCAGCCACCACTCGGTTTCCCAGGCACCGGCTATCTCGCCTGCCGCATCCCAGCAGAACAGGCCGTTGAAGTTGATGGTCTTCCGGTCACCGGTGACGGCCTGGCCTGCACGCCACGTCACACCGTCGGTGTTGCGGTTCATGTTCGCAACCAGCTTTTCCAGCATTTCCATCGGCGTGCCGTCGTAGGCGAAGACGGACTCCAGATCGTCCTCCCCCTGGTTCAGACGGCAGAACAACAGGTCCTGCATGTCGTGCTCGCGGCCGTAGAAGCTGATATTGTAGGTGTATTTCTGTGTGTCGGTCTTTTTCGGGCGGTACTCCTTCTTTATGGAGAACCGCTTTCCCGATATCTCCACATAGTCGCCGACCGACAGGACGAAGAACTCCCAGGTGGTGAAGTTCACCGTCACCACGAATTCTGCCCCCACTTCCTCGGTCCACCGGGACGACGAGTCGGGACTGACCTTCTTCTTCAGGATTCCCTGCCTGTTGTAGATCGCAAGTTCCATTTATGATGCTTTTAAATCGTTTTTAATCACTGTTTGAAAAAGGTTTCGGCTCGCGCAGCGTGACCGTGAATCCGGCTACCTGCTGGCCGGTATTCCTGATTGTCGTGAACTGGCTGTACCGGGTATATTCCTTCAGGTAGACCTTCATCACCCGGCCTATCTCAGGAACCTCCAGCGTCAGCCATCCCGACTTCAGCAAGGCAAGCACGGCGTTGTAGTTCTCGAACCACCCGGTCCGTGTATCCGCAACCACCGCCATCTTCAGCGTAATGTCCCTCGCCTCGTAACGGGGAAGCAATGTTTCGGGCAGCTCCTCGCCGTCAAGTTCCCGGTAGCTGACGGATGTGTACTCCTTCATCTTCGGCGGCTTCATCAGCGAGTCGTAATTGGTATGGTCCCCCGCGTTTTCCTCGTACAGGAAACATCCCAGGGACGCCATGTCCGTCCCGTTTATTTTCAGCAGTCCTTCCTCCACTTCCATAGTCCTATGTTTTCAGTTTCACACCGCGCCGGAGTTCCGCGATGTTCTCGTTTATCGTTTCGAGGTGTCTGAGGTACTCCGAATTCCCCGCAATTTTGCCCAGGGATGTCGCCATCCCCTCGAGATGCCTCGTCAGGTTGTTGTCAATGCTGATGACATGGTCAAGGGTCGCGTTGCCGATCCCCTCCAGCCTTCCGGCCGTCTCCTCGGTCATGGAGGTGACGGTTCCGGCCCGACCGGACTGGGAAGAGGAGGACGATGATGTCCATCCGAAGATATCCTTCAGCGAGTCACGCTCCTCCAGGGCGTCCTTTACGATATTGTTCCATTCCTGCTGGAGGTCCTTGTATTCCCCGGTATCTATACCTCCTTCCTTGTTGTAGTTGGCAAACTTGTCATACCATTCCTGAAGCCTCTTGTCGTAGACTTTCGACAGGCTTGTCTTGAGGATAGCCTTCTGCAGGTACTCGCTGAAATCCTCCGAGAAGTCCTCCGCCCCGCTTTCCATATCAAGCAGTGTGTCATAGAAGGCGTCACGCATGCTGTCAAATGACATCTGCGTGAGCTGTTCCTTTATCTGGGCCTGTATGTCACCCAGTTTTTCCGAACCGTCAATGATCTTGTCCAGGTAATTTCTGACATCATCATCCAGCTTGGCCCAGAATGTGGGAGCTTCCGACTTCAGTTTCTCCAGCTGCTCCACGGAGAGATCGAACAGCCCGGTCATACGTCCTTCCCCGATCCCGTACCTGTAGAAGTCTTCTCCCAGGGCCGCGCCGGCTGCCGCCCAGTCCTGAGAGGACATCCATTTGCGCTGCCGCACCCCGATAGAGTGTGATCCCGTGCTGGCTCCCGAATTCAGACGTTCCTTGCCCAGTATCCGGTAAGAGTCTATGGCGGTCCGCTGTAGGGCCAGTGCTTCCTCTCCGACCTTCTGCGCCTCGGCGCCGTAGCTGGTTTCTATATATTCCTTTTTCTTGTCGATCAGTTCATCCCATATCTCGTTCAGACGGTTGTACTGGTCCACCATCTCGTTATAGCCGGAATAGTCGGCTCCCTTGAAGATGCCTCCAAGCCCCTTGACACCGAACAGACGTCCGATGCTGTCCCACAATCCTCCTGCGGCGTGCATGACGGATTCGAGAATGTTGCCGACAAAACCCTCCAGCCCTTTCTGCCCGATCTGGTCAAGGATAGCCAGTATGGCCGCGATGATGCCGCCGATCTTGCTTCCGGATGCGGACAGCGTGTCCACCAGAGACCCGACCGCGCTTCCGAAGGATGACAGGCTCATGTCCGCCTCGCCCAGCGTGTTCATCGCATCGGCCACGGCGGTGATGTTTCTCACCGCCTTATCCTTCGAGGCTTCCAGGTTGTTCCCGGCATTGCGCTCCCCGGCTTCCGCCTTGTTCCTTTTCTTTCGAGCGGCCTCCGCTTCCGCGCTGTCCGCCCCGTATTGCCGCACGGCCTCGTCATAATCCCGTTGCGCGGCTGTCAGTTCATCAACCGCTTCGGAGTATTCCCGTATGGATTCGGTCAGATTGCCGAACAGACCTCCTTTCTCGATGACCTCGCTGTCGATCTTCCCGATGGCTTCCTCGATGACCTGCATCTGTTCCGGAGTGGCGCTTTTTTTGAATTCCGGGCTGTTGCGGAAGCTGACTATCTGCCGCTTCACCTTCTGCAGCTCCTTTTTCGCCACCTTGTCCAGATTGCCGAAGACGACATCCCAGTTGATGGTGTCCTTCAGTTCGTTGAAATCAAGTTCGGACAGCGCCTCGTCACGTTGTCGGGCCAGCATCCTTTTGTCATTCCCGTTCAGACTCTCTTTCGAGGATTTAAGGGTATATTCCCGCATGATGGCCAGACGTTTCTGCTGGTATGTGCCGTATTCCTTGTTATAGTCAATCCAGGACTGCAGGTCCTTCTCCTGCCATTCCTTGTCGGCTGTATAGAATTCCTTCGCATATTGCTGGTAGGCGACAAGACGCTGCTGGGACGCGTTGTCTTTCACGGCCTGCCTTTCCTCGGGCGTGGACTTCACACCCCGTTTCTTTTCGGCCTCGTCCATTTTCTTGAGGGTGTCACGCTCCTCCTTGTCGATCTGCGCGAGCGACTCGTCAAGCTCCTGCCTTGCAAGGGCCTGGCGTTTCCTTACACCTTCCCGCATGACCGATATGCGTGCCGCCTCAAGTTTCTGCTGTGCCCTGATACGGGCGTCGGCAAGCTCGTCCTGATAATCCCGGGCCGATTTGCCCGTATCCTTGGTTTCCCTGCCGTCATCTTCCTTTATGCCTGCCGATTTAAGCCTCTCCTTCCATTCCTTTGTCCGCGCAAGGAACAGGTCCATATAGGATTTGGCCGTATCTTCCGCTGCCTTCTGTTCCTCTTCCAGGGCGGAGATATCATTTTCTCTGAGCTGTTCGGCCGTGGGAGCGTCCGCCTGTCGGGTATAAGTAGCTGATCCGGACGCGGAAGAGAAGAAATTGGCCCTGAACCTGTCCCAGAAAGTCGGACCCTTCTTCCGCCTTTCCTCTATCTCGTTCTGTTTTTTTAAGGCCTTCTCCGTCTGCTCCGTGGCCAGTTTGAACGCTGCGGCAGCTTCGGCCCTGAGAATCATCGCCCCGATGAACACGTCCGTATTGTCCACCAGCAGGTTCTCGGCGTCATTCACGTTGCCCACCTCAACACCGAGTTTCCCGAACTCCTTCTTGTTTTCGGTGATGAACTGTTTTTTATCGGACATGTTGTCTCCCAGTTCCTTCCATCTTTCGGACAAGGACCTGACGAGAGTGACCTGTTCCGCCACATCACTGCTGCTGTTCCTGAAGGATTCATTCACCTTTTCCTGGGCTTTCGCCACGGACAGGGCGGCATCCTTCACGCCGAACAGGCTCTTCACCCATCCGCCGATCTCCTTCCCGTATACGACGGACAGGGTAATCAGGGCGGCCAGCGCCGTCTGCCACGAGAACAGTGAAGAAAGCACCTGCTTCCACACCGGGGTGGCTTTCTTTCCGGCTTTGGTCAATTCTTCATACTCCTTGCGGGCTGACGACAGGGCGTCGGTGAACATGGGAATGTTGTTGGAAATGGCGAGGAAGAACATCTGGGGACCCATTGCCAGCGAGGGGAGTTCCCGGGCGATCTGCTGCATGCTCATCCTCACATTATCGAGTTTCGGGGCGGGATCATCTTTCATGAGAGGGGTGGATCCTGTCTTTTTCTTCTGCTCCTCCAGCCCCTGCAATTCCGTCTTCAACTGTCTGACAACTCCCTGCAGTGCCTGGATATCCGCCATCTGGGCATCGGTATTCGTACCTGCGGCCATGGCCTGTCTGAACCGTTCCTGCAGGGTCGCAAGCTCCTGCTCCAGCTGTGCGATGACAAGTTTGGCAAATTGGCTCATATTGCCCAGGTTGCCCTCCACCGAGCGCAATCCCTTCAGTGTCTTGTCGTCAAGCAGTATCTCCAGTCTTACAGGTTCCATTCCTATCCTCCGAGTTTTGTTTGAAAATATTCAGTAGTGAATTTGTCCGGCCTACGTTTGCGCTCCCTTTCCAGGAGCTCCTCCTTGGTCACATACCGGCTGACATCCGTGTTCATCAGCATCAGCTCGGCGTAGCTGATCTTCCACAGGATGTGCCGTTTCGACCTGCCGAACCGTTCCATCGCCTGCGCGATGATTCCGAAAACGCTATGGGGGCCTTCCTGCCGGCCCGTTAACCCGTTTTCCTTTCCCGGCTTCCTATCGGCTCCAGCAGCTCCGCCGTTCTGGACGCCAACGGAATAGTATTGCAAAAAGGCTGTATGTCCATGCCCCTGAGCAGCTCGATGAGGGCGGCAGAGAGCATCGCCGGATGCACCCTCCATCTGAGATACCATGCCACAGGGCCGGAGAACAGCATCCCCGAGAGCCATCCGGTGCATACGGCCAGTGCAACCACCCGGCTGATCGCCTTTCCCTTCTCCGCCACGAACCGCATCCTTTCTTCATAGTCCATCGCCCTGATATCCTCCGGGGTGACGCCGAGCTCCAGGTACCGCCTTGCTATGCGGATGACCGCCCCAGCGGGCGGACGGCGCATGACAAGGAAGGATTTCCCGGGGCGTTTTTTAAAGGGTCTGAGCGGCATCACCGGAATGCGGATGCCGATGTCAAGCAGCATGTCCGCCGCCCGACTTCGTGTGTCCTTCCCTTCCGTCATGACTCGGGATATTCCGGTACACTGTCACCCGGGGCGAAGATCTTGTAGGGAGGCTTCTCCCCGGCATCCTGCATCTCCAGCTCGCACTCGATGCCCAGCACGTTGCTGAAGTTGATCCCGTTGGCGAAATTGCATGTGAGCACCCCGTTATAGATACGGATCGTGTGTTCCGTCACGGTCTCGATGTCGAACACGCCCTGCACGTCCTTGTCCTCCGTCGGGGGCACATAGACCCCGGTGCTTTCCTTCGTCCCGCCCATCACCTGTATCATGTTGTCCGCGGACAGCTCGATGAGCGTGAACGTCCATGTCTTGGTTCCCGGTGTGGATTTGAGCACCGCGAACGGCGCGTTGCGTTTCTGCGCCGCCCAGATGCGGGTCTTGGAAGGCGAGTCGCCTCCGGGCTGCAGCCCGTCCTCGGATATCAGCCCGAGAGCCTTCCCGTTATACTTGAGAGCTTTCACGCCATAGATGGCGCCGGTATTCTTTTCTGTCATAATGATTCATGTTTTAATTGTTCCTTGATTTGTCTTTAAACCGCCGGAGTCCCCAGAAGAGAAGCAGGAGGACAAAACAGCACAACACCTTCGTCCTTGTCCGGTCCCAAAAAGAGGGAACCGGCTGTTTTTCCCCGGCCGTAGCCTCCTCTGACTCCAACCTCATATCCGAGGTCTCCCTTACGGTGATTTCCGGCCGGGCATGCGAGACGGCCGTGACGTTCACGCCGCCTTCCCCGTCCGACTCCACCCTCAGGTCCAGCCCCTCATGCTGCTCCGTCACGCCCATACCGGCCGGAAGGCCGCCTATCGTCCGGAGGAGCCCGGGTTTCAGTGCCAGGCTCGTCAGAGTCGTCGGGGCCTTGCCGAAGATTATTTCCCCGGTTACGCTCCTCTGAAGAGAGCCCGAGCGGACGGCTGTTCGGCTCTCCCTGTTTGCTGCGCATCCAGACAACAGCAGGACAGCGGTCAGCATACTTGCACTGGTAACATTTACGCAGCGCCTGTTCCAGAACGATAATTTTCTCATTGACTTTTCGTATTTGGTCGCTTAAATGTAAAGTCGTCTCGGAGAGGTCGTCATACAACTGCTTGTATGTGCCCTCGTTCTCCTTGACCGCACGGACCTTGACGAGCCTGCGGTCACGCCACCAGCCTATTGCCATGGCTATGCACCCCGTGGGGGCGAGCCACTGCTGGAGAAGTTCGAATACAGTGCCCCAGTCCATACGCATGTCATTTTTCAGATCATCTCCCAGCCGGCCTCTATGTCCGCCATGATGGCGGGCACGCCGTTTTCCACCCGGCTCATCGCGGCGGCCAGACGGCACATCGTCCCCTTGTCATCCACGTCAGGCTCGTAGGTAGTGGGAACCTGAAGCTCGCCGCATACACTTGAAAGGTAGGCGCGGGTGTCGTTCTCCGTGGACGGGGCGTAACGCCCGATCATAAGGGAGAGGGTCTTCAAACCGTGTTTCTTCCGGTAGTTCCTCAAGGTGATGAGCATGGCACGGTAGCCGTATCTCATGTCGGTGAACTGGAAGAACTCCTTGTCCGTCTGCACCGGGCGGAGACCCTTCCACCTGTCACCTGACAGGCGGAGGTTTCCGGGATTATTGTTTCGTAGTCCTCTTGGTGTCGCCATAATCAAACCTCCAGACTTTCTGCAGACGCACTGACAGCAGCCTTGCTTTCCTGTCCGGCAAGATCGCTTGAAAGTGTTATTTCCTTCACATCCCCCTCAAACCATAACTTTCCGTCATAATAGAGGGATACAGTCTTGCCTGGCGCGACTTCCGTACCCTGCACGGTCGCTTTATGCTCAGCCGATTTGTTGGACACGGACAGGCGCGCTCCCGCATATACCGCGGCCGCCTCAATGGTATAGGTTTGGTCTGACGCGGGAGTCAGCTCGATGGCGTCATCCTGCGATTTCATTGTGATCGTGGTGTTGGACGTTGTGATGACATTCCCCTCACGCGCGTCCAGCATGACCACCTCCTCACCGAACGCCGTGTTCGTGTCCGCGGTCATGAGCATCTTGAAGAAGTAACGTTCTCCGGCATTGGTCAGCTTGTCGATCTGGATCACGTTGAAGTCGTTCTGCAGGTTGACCGCTCCCCAGAAGTTGGACTGTTCGGTCGGTGTAGCCACTGTTCCGATGATCAAGCCGTCCGGCCATGAGGATACGGTCTTGATCGTAGTTCCCTTGAAGCGCATGGCGCTGGTATCAGTCCAGTTCACGCCCTTTCCCTCGCGCAGGATAAGCTCGTCGTCATACCGGTCGGCATCGTCAACGGACATGATATACACAAAATTGGGATTGTTGCGGAGAACCTGGGGAGTTGCCTTGCGCACGCGCATCAGACGTTCAATCATGGTGTCGTCTTTCGGAGAGTTCACACGGATTACCTCAGGATCTTCATAGACACGCATCAGAATGCCGTTGAACAGGTGCTCGTCATCCTCCTCATCATCGACATAGATACCGTTGACGAAGTGGTATCCGAGTTCAAAATCCACCTGGTCGGACAAGGCTTTCAGAAGGACGTTCTGCACATTGGGGGGAAGTTCCCGGAATACCAGTTCCCCTTTGGGCTGGAACGGACGCCATATCTGCTCGAAAGAGCGGGGATTGAACGTGGTAAAGGCCATGAAGTCTTTCGGTTCAAGCACCTTCTCCGAATAAATGAAATCCCCTTTAGAGTCCTTGTCCTCAGGCTGTTCCACGCGTTTGCGCAGCATCTTGTTCGTTTTCAGCCGGGGAATGGAGTATTTCTTCGTCACATTGGGCACGAGGTTGATCAGCCCCTTCTGTACCAGTTCGTTGCCCGTGGCCGCCTTGGTGAGTATCCTGTCGAGCACCTCACCGTCATAATTCGTATTCTTGATAGTTACAGCCATAATCTTTTCATTTTTTAATTAAAACCGTTCTTTTTCCGGATTTCTTTCCAATTGTCATTCCATCCGGATTTGTCCTGTAGCGGGGGATACGAAACATCATCCACGCTTTTTTTCTTCGCAAGCCCGTCGACAATCCTTCTCCCGTTCTCATAATCCTTCTCCAGCACCGCCTGATACGCGTCACGGTCGGATGGAGCGATACGCCCGTCCTGCATGGCGTCCTCGAGAAGATTCCTGATCTCGGCCTTTCTGGCCTCGCGCTCCTTCTCGACATATCCGTCCAGATTCGCCTTGAGCGTGTCACGTTCCTTTACCAGCGCGTCATACTGTCCCGCCTTGTTTTCAAGGGAGGAGAGCGTGCGCACTACGTCCTCATCCGTCGCACACGAGGCGAAGGATGGTCTCTTCTTCAATTCTTCATACATCATATTACCTGTATTTAATGTTTGATTGTCCAGCCGGGCCTGGAATGCGGCATAAACCTCCTGCGGTGTCCCGGCATCCACTCTCTCGCCGATATCATAGATACCGTCAATGAATCCCATCTCCCTGGCTTCCTTGGCGGTAATCCAATGGTCCTTCCCATCGAAATAGGCATCCTTTATCTCCTCACGGGTCTTCCCGGTCTTGGAAGCGTACATGTCCGCAAGCGTATCCTCCAGCGCCTCCAGCTGCTCGGCGACGGCTTTCATCTCCTCCTTGTTGCCGTAACATCCCCCGTAAGGGTTATGGAGCATCAGACGGGCGTACTGGCTCATATATACCGGTTTCCCGCACAGGGCGATGACACTGGCCATGCTTGCGGCAATACCGTCGATATAGATGGTTATATCCGCATCGCTGGCCCTAAGGGCGTTGAATATGGCCATGCCTGCATACACGCTCCCTCCCGGGGAGTTCACACGCACGTCTATGCTCCTGTACATGGAGGCGTATTCATACAGTTCGGAAACAATGTCCTTGTCGTTGATCCCGTCAAGACCGCCGATCTCCCCGTACAGGAGGATGCAGGCGGTATCAGGGGAGGGTATCATGTTAAAGTATCGCTTTTTCATCGGTCGTCTTAAAATTACGGTGCAAATATGGAGAGTTTTTTTACTACAGTCAACACCATTGGGACATGATGCAACTTTACAACCTCATGATGACGCCATAAGACAGTATCATAAATTCAATATATTGCAAATCATATATTTAAATACGAATTTTGCCGTAAATAAAAAAGATGAAAAAATGGCGGAACTGACTAGCAGGCAGAAAAAAGATTTTGCAAGGACTATTTACCTTAATGAAGAACTGACACACGCGGAGATTGCCGAGCGTGTGGGGGTAAAACGTCAGACTGTCTCCCGGTGGGCCGGTGAAGGCAATTGGGAACGGTACAAGGTATCCATCACCATGACACGGGAAGAACAGCTCAAGAACCTGTATCTCCAGCTTGCCGAACTGAACAATGCCATCAACGGGAGACCCGAGGGGGAAAGATTCGCCAGCACGGCCGAATCGGACACCATAGCCAAAATAACCGGGTCCATCAAAAAGATGGAAACGGATGTGGGGCTGGCTGACATCCTTTCGGTTTTCAAGAGCTTTGTCAAGTGGCTGCGCACTTATGACATGGCACGCAGCAAGGAGATAGTCCCGCTGCTGGACGCCTATGTAAAATCCAAACTGTAAAGCTATGGCAAAACTCAGACTTACCCCCCGGGACAGGGCCGAACTGGCGGAATGGAACAACCTGGTGGCATCCGTCCGGGAAAGTTCGGACATTAACCCGTCCGACTCCACCGCTGAAATAGAGGACCGTAAGAAACGGCTGGAAGCGGATAATGAAGCGTGGTTCCATTACTATTTCGCACAGTATTACACCTGCGAGCCGGCCGGTTTCCATAAAAAAGCGACACGGCGTCTTATGGGGCACGACCGCTGGTATGAGGTCAGGGCATGGTCGCGCGAGCTGGCCAAGTCGGCACGCGCCATGATGGAGATCATCAAGCTGGCGCTTACCCGGCAGGTACGCAATGTGCTGCTTATCTCGAACTCGCAGGACAACGCCGGACGCCTGCTGCTGCCCTTCATGGCCAATATGGAGGAAAACCAGCGCATCATTCAGGATTACGGCACACAGAAAAAGCCGGGTTCTTGGGAAACAGGGGAATTTACATGCCAGTGCGGTTGTTCCTTCCGGGCTATCGGTGCCGGACAGTCGCCACGCGGTACCCGTAACAAGAATTTCCGTCCTGACTTTATCCTTATCGATGATATAGACACCGACGAGGAATGCCGGAATCCGGAACGTATCAAGGCCAAGTGGAAATGGCTTGAAGAGGCGTTGATTCCCACCATGTCCGTCTCAGGACGTTACAGGGTGCTGTTTAACGGAAACATCATTGCGGCGGACTGCTGCATCACACGTGCCATCGAAAAGGCTGCGGAACTCGGACAGAAAGGAATAGGATACGCGGACATTATCAATATCCGCGATAAGGACGGCGTCTCCTCATGGCCGGAAAAGAACTCCGAAGAGGATATAGACCTGTTCCTGTCGCTTATCAGCACCTCATCGGCACAGAAGGAATTTTTCAACAATCCGGTCAGCGAAGGGAGCATATTCAAGAACCTTGTATTCGGGAAGGTCCCTCCTTTGAACAAATTCAGGTTCCTTGTCATTTACGGGGACCCGGCCCCGGGGGAGAGCAGGAGGAAACAGGCCAGTTTCAAGTCCGTCTGCCTGCTGGGCAAGCTCAAGGGAAAGCTGTATGTGATCAAGGCAAGGGTGTTCCGGGGTAAGAACGAGGACTTTATCGAGGCGTTCTTCGAACAGTACAAACATGTGGGAGGAAAGGCTTCCGTTTACGCCTATGTGGAGAACAACAAGCTGCAGGACCCCTTCTTCAAACAGGTTTTAAAGAAGCATCTGAACAGGCTGCGCAAGAAACACGGCATCCCGCTGAACATCATCCCCGACGAGGAACGCAAGACCGACAAGGCAACCCGTATCGAGGCCAACCTTGAGCCCATGGACCGTGACGGCAACCTCATATTCAACGAACAGGAGAAAGACTCCTCGGACATGAAGGAACTGGTTGACCAGTTCCGGATGTTCGAACTCACCCTTCCGTATCCCGCGGACGGACCGGACTGCGTGGAGGGAGGGAACAGGGCCATAGACAGGAAGGCGGGGAACATGGAGAAGCCGGTCATAATAGAAAGGGCGGCAATCCGCCGTTTAAACAAGTACAGGAGGTAAACGACATGTCTGAATTCATCAATCCGGATGACTACGATGCGAGCATCCACAGGGAGATCCTGGACAGCATCATCAGGGAGGACGAGTCCATAGTGGAGATATGCGAGGACCAGGCGGTGGCGCAGATGCGTTCCTACCTGTCCGCACGTTATGACTGTGACAGGATATTCTCCGCAAAGGGCAAGGAAAGGAACGCGCTCATACTCATGTTCGCCAAGGACATCACGCTCTATCATGTATGCAGCATCCACAACCCCCAGAAGTTCTCCCCCATACGCAAGGAACGTTATGACCGCGCGATGGAGTGGCTCAAGGCGGTCAGCAAGGTGGAGATCAGCATAGCCGACGCTCCCCTGCTGGACGAGGAGACGGCAAGGAACAACCTGCCCACCCAGATAAGAAGCAATCCCAAACGTGTAACACACTATTGAAATGGCAAGAAAAAAAGAAATATCCATAAGCGGCAACATGCCGCTGCCGGGCAGGAACACCCCGGGAACAGTCATCATCACCGCACCCAGACTGTTCATGAAGGATATGGCGGACTATATGCAGGCCGTCAGGGGGGCGAACAATGTGGACTTCACACAGCGGACGAGGCTGTATGACCTCTATGAGGACATCCTTATGGACGGGCATACGGGAAGCGTCATAGAGAAGAGGAAATCGGCCGTGCAGTGCTCGCAGATCGAGTTCAGAAGGAACGGCGTTCCGGACGAGGGGATCAACACCCTGTTGCGCTCCCCCTGGTTCTACCGGTTCATCGGAGACCTGATAGACTCGGACTTCTGGGGGTTCTCCCTGTTCCAGTTCTATAAGGACGGGAGCGGATGGATGGACTACAGGCTCGTTCCCAGAAAGAACTATGACCCGGTGCGGGGGCTGATAAAACACCGGCAGGAGGACACCACGGGGGAACCGCTGGAGAATTACCACACGATGCTCTTTGTCGGGGAGAAACGCTCCCTGGGAAGACTGGCAAGGATAGCCCCGTATGTCATATACAAGCGCAACGACATGGCCGACTGGGCACAGTTCTGCGAGATATTCGGAATGCCCATACGCGAGTACACCTACAGCGCCGGTGACGAGCAGGCCCGTGACCAGGCCGTGAAGGATATGGCCGAGCAGGGAGGTGCGGCGGTGTTCCTCCATCCGGAGGAGGCGCAGATGAAACTGATAGAAAGCGGCAACAAAAGCGGCAGCTCCGACCTGTACAGGACCCTGTACGACACATGCAATGACGAGATCAGCAAGATCGTGCTGGGAAACACGCTCACCACGCAGGCCTCGGAACGTGGCACGCAGGCGCTGGGGACCGTACAGGAGAAGGGAGAGAAAAAGCTGAACGAGGCGGACCGGATCCTGGTGCTGAACACCCTGAACTATGACATGACCGATATCTTCACCGCTTTCGGATACGACACACGGGGCGGGGAATTCTATTATGTCAAGCCCAAGGAAACCACCGCCGAGCAGGAGATAAACATCATATCCCGGATGCGCCAGATGGGAACCCCCGTATCGGATGAATACGTGTACGAGGCTACGGGAATCCCTAAACCGGACAACTATGACCGGCTCAAGGAAGAGACGGCCTTCGGAAACGGAAAGCCGGCAGACAACGGTGCACAGGAGAAAGAACAACCCTCTCCTGAAAGGAACAAGCGGAAGGAGGACGGTATTGTAAACCGTATCAGGTCTTTTTTCGTCGCCGCCCCGCGGAAAGGGGCTTTAAAATGGTAATGAACGACCTCTACGGGGAGCGCTGCCGCCTTTGTCACGGCCATGCGGATTCCCGCATGCAGGGGGCGGCCGTTTCGTTTGAGTTCACAAGGGAGCTGATGGCGAAAGTGCTGAGGGATATATTCTACCGGACGTTTGATGTAAAAACGGAAATAGACGAGGATCTGTTCCTGGCTACGGTCAGAACTTTCGGCCGTGCGGCGGAGGAAGGATTCGGTCAAAGCGACAATGACAGGCTGGAGGAAGTGTTCCTGGAGCAGATACGCGACAACCTCGATGTGTTCTCCGCTTTCCGCACCCACCGGATGCAGAACGACATTGCCTCGCAACTGCTGGACGAAAAGGGAAGACTGAAACCTTTTTCCCGGTTCCAGGAAGACGTGCAGGCGATTATCGGCACGTACAATACGGCTTGGCTCGAAACCGAGTACGATACGGCGGTACTGCGTGCCCGCCAGGCGGCTGACTGGAAGCTGTTCGACAGGGATGCGGACATCCTTCCGAACCTGCGGTGGCTTCCCACCACCAGCGCGGACCCCGATCCCGTACATGCCCAGTTCTGGGGGATTGACCTGACTTTGCCCAAAGGACATAGGTTTTGGAAAAGCCACCGTCCCGGAGACCGGTGGAACTGCAAATGCTCGCTGGAGCAGACGGACGACAAGCCGACGCCCGGGTATGATGTGCCGTTATCGGACTATCGGCCCTCACCAGGGCTGGACAACAACCCGGAGGAGGACGGAAAGCTGTTCAGCGACACGCATCCCTATATCGCCCATGCGTATCCTTCGGCTGAAAAAACCGTAAGGGACTTTATGGAAAGGAGAAAAAAATGAATGTGAATGACGCCGTCAGGGAACTCCGCAGAAAGGAGAAGGAACTTCGGAAGGCCTTCAGCAGGACGCTGCCCCGCAGGATCGGAGCAAAAGCGGTGAACCTTGTAAACAGGAATTTCCGCGAGGGAGGTTTTTATGACGGAGGGCTGCATCCCTGGAAGAGAACAAGGAGACAGGATTCCGCCAAGGGGGCGGCAGGCACATACGGTCCCCTGCTAAGCCGGCGTAACCGCCTGTCCCGAAGTTCGGAGTATGTGGCGGAGCCTTACAAGGTGACGATACGGAATGCCGTGGAATATGCGGGAATCCACAACTACGGGGGACGCATGACCACACATCCGAGAGTAACCGCCAAGATGCGGAAGATGGCATGGAGGATGTACTTCAAGGAAGCGGGCATCACCAGAAGGATGGGGAAAAAGGCCCGCAGGCAGAAGGCAGAGGCGGCACCGCCCGAAGCCCTGAAATGGAAGGCGATGGCCCTGACAAGGAAACAGAGGCTTGACGTTAAGGCGGACATGCCCCGGCGACAGTTCATCGGACCAAGCCGGGAGCTGCGTGAAATGACGAGAAAGGAAACGGAAAAGGAAATAACCAATATATTGTTAAAATGACATGGAAACTTTATTCAATGACATTCAGAAAAGAATAGCCGACAACATAGCATGGCTGAACAAACAGGTGGACGAGGATTACGGGCAGCTGGACATGCTCTACCGTGACGACGGGGACTCCGAAACCTATCCGATGGTATTCCCCATGGTGCTGGTTGACACGCCCGAGGTGGAATGGCAGACACTGGGAGGGGCGGGCGGATACATGCAGAAAGGAACGGTATCGGTCATTGTCAGGCTGGCTGTTGACTGCTATGATGACACGCATTACACCAGTGGCACGGCGGACAAGGCCGCCGGAAGAATGGAACGGATGAAAGAGGTGGACGCGCTTCTGCAGATGTACAAACCTGAATGCTGCCAGACACCGCTTATGAGGAAAAGAAGCAGGTTCCACACGATGCCCAGGGGGATAAAGGTCTATGAGACACACTATGAATGTACCGTGTGGGATAATGCGGTCAGTCGGTAAAAAGGGAGAGCTGGGCGGCGGTAAGACGGGGCTTCTTTATTTTGGGGACCGGCTTGACATCGATATCCTTCAGTCTGTTGCAGTTTGAACGGATGATGGCCATGATGCGGTCCACGCTGATGAAGAACTCCTTCTCGGAAAGGATCTTCAACGCGTCGTCAAAACGAAGACGCTGGATTTCCGTCCAATAATAATAGCGGCGCAACAGTGCCTCGTTACGCTTCATGATCAGTTCCGAACTGCGACCTCTTGACATACCCTGAAAACTTGTTTTGTGATAACACCTGATACCTATGCACAAAAGTAGTGATTATGAAATAAATATGCAACAAAGGGAGGGTTAAAATAAAAAAGCCCTCAACGCTCGTTTAAATTCCCACATAAAAACGAAAAATAGATACACCAATCCACACGCTGAGGGCTAAAGTCCTTGACGTGAATTGGTGTATCTATTTATGTGGGTGCACAAAAGTAATAATAAAAATTGGAAGTTTATGTGCAAGAGCGAAATTTTCTTCAACCTGCTCGGCCTGACCGAGCGTGAAACGGAAGTGCCGAAGGAACGGATATTGGGCGATTTCAGGGACATGGAGTCCACGGACGCCAGATATGTGCTTGTCAGGCTGCTCTCGGAAGCCGGCCTGTATCCGGACCAGATAGCGGGGATGACCAACCGCACGGCACGGGGGATACGGCACCTGCTGGCCCGGAACATCACCTCGCCGATGATCGGAATATATCTGGAACAAATAAGGAAACACATCAGAACAGGACGCTCGACGGAGCGCGTGTAGTTGAGTATGTTTGCACCACGGTCGGATTAGTGACCGGAACTACAAAATACAAATACAACTATGAGTGAATCAAGAACTTTTGTGTTCCCCGAGAACGGGAACTCCGGAGGCGGCACCAACGGCATTCTGGCCATGCTTCCGGCGCTGATGCAACAGCGCGGTGTGGATCCGAACATCCTGGCGCTGATGGGAAACGGCAACAGCCGTAACGGCAACGGCTGGGGTGACGATCTGTTCGCCATCCTGCTTCTGTTCATCCTGATGGGATGGGGAGGCATGGGAGGCTTCGGCGGCGCCCGTGGCGGAATGATGGGCAACGGACAGGGCGGCGTGGTCCCCTTCGTGCAGAACGACGCGAACACCGCCGTGATCATGCAGGCCGTACAACGCAACGGATACGACATCCAGAGCCTGGCCACCGCGTTGAACACCTCTTCCGATGCCGTACAGGCCGCCATAAACGGTCTTGGCATGCAGATATGCAACATCGGCAACCAGATGGGCATGAACACCAACCAGATCGTCACCGCGATCATGCAGGGCAATAATGCCATCCAGTCGCAGATCTGCCAGTGCTGCTGCCAGACAAACGAGAACATTACCAAAATGGGCTACGAGAACCAGCTGTCCGTCTGCAACCAGACTAACACCCTGGTGAACACGGCCAACCAGAACACGCTCGCATTGCGTGACGCAGGCACGGCCAACACCAACGCCATCATCAGCAAGCTGGACGCCATGCAGAACCAGGCGCTGCTTGACAAGATTGACACGTTGCGGGAAAGAAACAGCACGCTCGTCAACCAGCTCTCGCAGGAGCACCAGAACGCGTATTTCGCACAGGTGTCCGCACAGACCATCGCGCCTGTCAATGCCGCGCTGGGTGATCTGAGCGCCCGTCTGGCGAAGATTGAGTGCAACCAGCCCGAAGTGGCCAAGGTGCCGTACAGCCCGGTTGTGGGAATCCCCACCTGTGTGGCGGCCCAATATGGTCTTGGATACGGCTTCGGTTTCGGGGCGGGTAACGGTTTCTGGGGTTGACCCGGAGAAAGGAGGTAATCATGCCATTTCCTTTTCAATTCGTTAACAGACGCGGATCGGCCGCAATAGCCACATCCGGAGTGAATGTCACCGCCGACAATGTGGTGTTCTCCTTCCCGAACCATTCATTCGTGAATGCCTGGTACAGGGGAACCATCTACATTGACCTGGCGCAGGCCGTTCCCACAGGAACAACCGGGACGCTGCCGGTCCTGTTCGAGACAAACGGGGTGACACAGGCCGTGACCAAGTACAACGGCGAGGCGCTGACGGCAGCCGACATTCCCGGTACGGGAGTGTTCGAGTTCTGGTTCGACAGGACGACAAACACCCTGCAGATAATGACCGGAGTAGTTTAAGAACACGGAGGGAGGAATCCCTCATTTAAAAAGAAACAATTATGCCTTTCCAGAATTTAAGAGTCAACAGCCAGTTTTACATACTCCATAAGGACGGGACGCCTTATGTGGAGGTCGGTGCCATTGCGGGAGTATCCAACCCGGTCCCGGACGGGACACAGCCGGTGATGTTCGGCCAGCCGATGAAGATGGTGGTGGACATCACCGTCAAGGTCGGCGAACAGACCGTCACGTTCCAGAAGATACCCGCGGGGGCGGACATCGCCGACGCGAATTTCCCCGGAGGCGGGAACATGGTCATATCCGGATCAAGGGAGTCGATGAACTCCGAGGTGGCGGCCATGAGGAACAGGTCCGCGGAGATACTCAGGAGCATAGACCACCACCGTGCCATAGTGGACGCCTGCGGCAAGATGATGGAGATCCTGAATCCCGAGTTTGCCGAAAGGCAGAGACAGGAGGCGGAAAACAAGGCTCTCAGGGAGGAGATATCCGAGCTGAAGGCCATGATGGCCGAACTGCTTAAACCCGCGGAAAGGCCCAGTACGAACAATCCTAAAAAACAACAAGTATGATGATGATCGAGATAGAAGACAGCAAGGTCGAGAGAATGTCCGATTATGCCGAAAAAATGCTCAAGTATGGCGGCAAGCTCATGCAGTGCATTGAGGAACTCTCGGAAGGGAGCGGCATGGGACAACGCGACGACGGCTACGATGACTATGACGAGTATGACGACATGGGACAACGTGGCGGTTATGGAAACCGTGGCGGATACGGCGGAGGATACGGGAACCGTTATGGCGGCGGCTCGATGGGCCAGCGCCGCGGAGTGCCCGGAACAGGACGCTATTCAAGATACCGTTAGTTTAACCCGCCGGGACGGGGGAATCCTCCGTCCCGGCTAACAAGAAGACCATGAACAGGACAAAGGAACCTTTGGACATATATGATGACCGGCCAAAGGAGATGACGGCGTATCTCCGGCACAATGGCTGGCACTTCAACAAGAAGCTGTGCGACTTCGCCGTGTCACTCATGCGCAGGATGAACCCGGCAACCGGAAAAAGCGAGAAGATCGAACCCATGACCAAGGACAAGGTGGACGAGCTTCTGGCCAAGAACGGGGTCAGGGTGGAGAACAACACATTATATGACTATGTATACGTGGCCAACCAGGCAAAAGCGGACTGTTTCAAGTCTTCCATTGCCGACGAGCCCCATCTGGCACTCTACGTCAAGGATATCATAGATGACCATGACGCTCCGGAAGGCATGGTCATGTGCATGTGGTATGCGAAAATGACAAGGGCCGGGGAACCGGTGGAATGGGACGAGATGTTATGATCCGCCAGCGGTTTGACATAGAGGAGTACGGATGGAAGGTGGAAGTCTACTATGCCGTGGACTGTTACTACACCGACGAGATCATGGGCAGGCTCTATGACATAGGCTGCCGCGGGGATGATCTGGAAACGGCGTACAGGAACCTGTCCTCCGGCAAACCGGACACCGGACTCACCTATTCCAACTACGGCACAAGGCAGACGGTCATGGTGATAGGGATCACATCGTCACCCGCCGAGTTCCAGAACTCCTATGACCACGAAAGGAAGCACCTGGAAGCGCACATGGCAAAGGCGCTGGGGATCGACCCGTGGGGCGAGGAGATATGCTACCTGTCCGGCAATATAGGACAGAAGATGTTCGACAAGGCCAGGTTGCTGCTGTGTGATTGTGAATGTTGTAAGAAACAGATAAAGGAACTTATATGAAAAAGAAAGAAATCAGGAAAGCGCTGGAAGGCGGCACGCCGTTCTCAAGCCTGTACTCCCTTCTCCCCTCCGGGCAGAAGGAGAAATTCAAACAGTTCGCCGCGGCATTCGGATTCACGGAGCGGCAGGTCAGGGAAAGACTGCGGAAAGAAACACGATAACTTCTCATTGACAACGGGCGCCCCGCATATTATTGTATGCCGCAGGGCGCCCGTTCTGTTTTTATCCGATATTTAATCTTTCCTCAAACTCCGCAATGATACAGTCTGCGTCACCACCATGCACCCAGTTATCCAAAACAGAGGAAAGAACTTCGATGGCTTTCCGTTTCATTTCTTCCTCTGCCATTGCAACGGCTTTAAGAGCACTTTCTTTTGTGATAACCGGGAAGTTGGGATTGACTACCACAAACTCTTGATTTCAATATATTCTTCTGATTTACTCATTTTCAACTTTAACATATCCGTTTTCAATACACCAACACAGCATTTCGTAAGCTGCATCAATGAGTTCTTTACTTTCTGTAATATTTATCATAGACCTAGTATAAGATTCCATATACAAGCATGTATAGCTATCTGCAAGTTTTTGCATGGTCAGCACTTCATTGCCGATGAAGCAAGGCAGCTTATCAAGAATATCCTGCAAGGTGTAGATATGGTATAATCCAAGTTCTTGTAAATGTTTCATTTGCTCGAATGATAATACCTGTTTCATTTTTCATTTGTTCTATATTTCTTCATTTTTAGGATTATCCATTAAACTCATCCATATATCCCATTTCTTTTAAACGGATATTAAACTCTTCAACCGAATCATTATTAGGAATGAATTGCTCAAGAACATCGTTAAAAGGGTGCAGATGGTTTTTTAAAATATCATTAGCCTCTTCTTCTCCACGTTTCTTTCCTAATCGGTCTTTGCATACTTCTATGTAATCATCTTTTGTCATATTGTAGTGCGTGACTGTATCAACAATTGTACTAAACCTACAATATAAGCCGTTTGGCTGTTGGGCTATAAATGATCCCATAATTACCTCCTTTCTAATCTGTATTACGTTAATTGATTTAAAATTTCTCTTCGAATAATTTCCCTTGCGCTAAATCTGAATAACCCTTTCTTTTGCTCATGAAAATCCGCAATAGGTATTTCGTTTATATAGTAATAGAAAGCTTCGTAACCGTCTGCAAAGTTGCGAGCAAGAAACCCATTAGGGTGAGTGTTCATATATCTTTCAACGGCTATTATCATTCTTTGAGCATAACCGGGAAACATCTTAAACTCTAATTGCATCTGCTTGTAATTGCAGAGAGGACAGCCGACACAACCGTGACGGCTCAAATTATATGGAGCGTCATAATACTTTGAATATGGTAATCCGTATTTTCGAATATAGCTCCAAACATCTTCTTCTGTCCATGTGAGGATAGGAAGAATATGCTTTGCGCCTTTCATCCATTTTCTTGTATCACACTGCTCCGGCTCATAATCTTTTCGATTTCTACTTTCGGCAGCTCTCATTCCTTCAATACTACGTTTGCCGATACCATATCTTTCTTTCAGTCTTTCACAACAGAATCGTCGGAGCCGTGAAGGAAGTCCTTTTTCTTCAACTAACTGAAAGAATGACTTTTCAGGGTGTATTATCCTCACTTGCGGATAGTGTCTCTTTATAAAGCTAATCGTGCCCGGTGGATCTACTGTGGTGTTAGCGTAGATCGCATTATACTTAATGCCTGCACGTTCAGCTAGGTCAAGTATAACTACACTATCCTTACCTCCTGAGAATCCGAGTGATAGCAGATCGTCACGTTCCATACTGCGAAGGAAGTCTATTGCTTGCTGCTCTTTCTTGTTCATTTCCTTATTCCTAATTTAATTTCTTCATCCTTGATTATTTTCCCAATCTTATCGGCTTCCTCATATCGTTCCTCCCTTATCAACTTTCTTTGCAGCTCCGAGAGCTGGTTAAGGAAAACAATATCGTTACGATCTGACACACGACGGACATATCTTTCTATCTCATCCAGCTTATTCTCCATGCGTATATGCCACTTGCTTACCAAAATTAAAGTAAATGCCAGAGCACAAACGTTTAATGAGGCAAGGATGAATTTAAATATTGATTCTGCTATTTCCATAATCATATAAGTTTTAATGCTTCTTGTATTCCAGCTTCCAGTGCTTCCTCGTAGGTATTATAACGGACAATAGGTCTGTCAGACAATCCTATCAGGTCATGGGTAGGTATTGTCAGAATATCGTAAAGCCAATAATCTCCATACATATAGCCTATTTCAATATGGAGGCATTTAGTGTCACGAAGCCACTTTTGTGCAATGGACTGAGTTGGACGACTATAACACCATTTTGGCAAATTCTTATTCGTTCGGAACACAGATTTCATTATCCGATTATTATCCTCTTTAATAATATCGTTACAATACTCATTAAATCCTTTCTCTTTCAGCAGCTTCGCTGTTTCTAATGTCACAAGTTCTTCGGTCATAGTTGTTCCTCCTTTGTTTTAAAGTGTTCAATCAGTTCGTTTACAGTAGCCTTGTGGATTTTTCTGCCATATTTATTAAGATAATACTCAATAGTTTCATTACATACTTCATCACCACATTTAAACCATAAATCCCCATCGGTAAACCATTGGTACTTGTCCGTATCATCCCTTAATGCAGCTATAGCCAGGAAAAGTTCTTCATTCGTTCCGCAATCAATACGTCCTTTCTTAGTGACAGTATCTACATTATATATCACTCCATATAAATTACCATAAGACGTTATAATAGCTCTTCCTTCTTCAATGCTTTTATGACTTCCATTGCCGTCATAATTATGTGCATCTAAGGTTGTATTACCAGAATTAAGTATTTCATATCCCAACTCTTCCAGCTTCTTCCGAAGCTCCGGTGTGTTTTTGCGTATAAAGCACAGTGTTGTAAATCCCATAGTTATTTCTCCGATAAATTAATCACTCCTTTGTCTGAATACTCATATCCAATATATTTGATACAATTTCCAAGAACGATATACCAATCTGTAAGATTATCATCATTACTTACTGCAAAAAGCAAATCATGTATCGTACTGTTTCCCCTTTTCAATCCTATATAGTAGTTATGGTTATAAAAACTAATTTCGGGAATATGCCTTAAAGTATCAGTATGTAAACCATCATATACACCGAATACATTTTTAAAATGATTTTCCATAGTTATTCCTCCTTTCCAACTTTAACATATCCGTTTTCAATACACCAGCACAACATATCGTATGCTGCATCAATGAGTTCTTTACTCTCTGTAATCTTTATTATTGACCTAGAATAAGGTTCCATATACAAGCATGTATAGCTATCCGCAAGTTTCTGGATGGTCAGTACTTCATTGCCGATGAAGCAAGGCAGCTTATCGAGAATATCCTGCAAGGTGTAAGTTGTACGACAATAGTCGTAATTCGTATCGGCATCTAGAGAGGTTACAACCATGTTATCTGAATCTGATTCATTCCACTCGAAACACATGCTCCCATCGCTCGTATCAAACCCAATCTTCTGCAAATGTTTCATCTGTTCAACTGATAACACCTGTTTCATTTCTTTTCCTCCTTCGTTTTAATCTCTGTTACTTTACCACGATTGACAAAGAAGAAACAACCCATCACATCACACAGATATGTTTCATGCTTCATCTCACACTCATCACATTCCTTAAGCAATGAACATTTAGTGCAATCAAAACTCGTACAGGACGCATCAATCAGTTCAACCATTTCATGCAGCACCCCATCTATTATTATTCCGTTTTTTACTTCCATATTAATCTCCTTTTTCTTTAATCCGTTTCAGTACATCCCTGTTGGCTTCTAGTATTTCTTCAAAAGAAGGAATGGGCATCCAATGGGTAATGCCTAATCTTTCTTTATTAACATTTGCTCCAGTTTCCCATTCACCCAAAGATGAAAGCTGGCAAATAAGGAAGCCATAAGCCCCTCTTGTTAGAACCACTGTGTTATTTTCTGGCAACCGTTCCTTAACGCTTATCCAAGGAGATTGCTTTGACTGCCACTCTGCACCACATTGAAAATCTTCCATACTATCAGCATGACGTGAAACGTAGGTATCCGCGTCAACTTCTTTCAGAACGTCTTTTCTGAACTTCGTTTTATTAGTAGCATAATCGTATGCTGCTTCTTCTACTGTCTGTTTCATATCTCTCCTTTCCACCTATCCTAGCAGCATATACATTGCTACTAGGAATAGATAATAAATTGTTGTTTTACTCATTTTCACCCACGGTTTGCTCTAATTGCCTATCAAATTCTTTAATACATTCAAATAAATAGTGCGCAATGACAGGTTGTACTGCATTGCCTATACACTCCGTTCTGTCCACCCGATCGGGAAGCTCATTATGTTTTCCAGCAAAGCGGGGTGCGGGTATTGACTGTCTTGTTCTCCATCCCGGATATATTCTTGTATGTTGCCCCGATAGGTAGGGCTTCCGAAATACCGATCCCTGGCTGCACCGTGAGCTGTTGTTTTCACGGGAGTAGGCAATACAATATAACCGTTCCCGACCCTGTTGTATGCCAAAGTCGGTGCCTGATAAACATTGCCATTCTGCATCATACCCGATTTCGGAAAGGTTGCATAGGACTCGTTCAAATCCCCGAATAAGGAGCATTGGGCTGTTTTCAATGATGATGTATCTAGGTCTAACTTCCCGTATAACTCGATACATCTCAGCCCATTAGCCAATGTATTGAAACGAAGGGAAAATAAAAACAGATAAAATCTATATAAATACTGATTATCAATGTATTATTAACTAATGATGATTTCTGTTGTATTCCTTAAAAATCTCTATTATTCGACATTTTTGTTACCTAAAACGATACTTATATCCGGATTATTTGTTACCTTTGTATATGGATATAAATCATTGATATACAATGGGAAGAAAAAAGAAATCATTAATAGAGAAATCTCCGTTCAAGTTACGTCACCGTAAACTGGCGGACGGACGTTTATCCCTGTTTCTTGACCGTAGTGTAGACGGCGGGCATGAGTACGAGTTTCTGCAACTCTACCTCATGCCGGAAACATCTGCCAAAGCAAGGCGGCAAAATGCGCAGACACTCCGCAAGGCGGAAGATATTCAGCGAGAACGGACAGAAGCCCTGCTCAATGCGAAGGTGGGAACAGTACCGGAAAGCAAATCTTCCGATATGCTGCTGTCCGACTGGATGACCATTGTCCGCAAGAACCACGAACACCGGGAAGCACGCGACCTGAACGGAATCGACAACGCCCGTAAAAACTTGCTGAAATTCCGTGCAGATGTCAGGCTCTGTGATGTGGACAGACAGTTTTACATTGATTATATCGACTGGCTTCGTTCTTCCTGCAAGACCGCATGGGGAAAACAGATTACTCCCAAGACGGCTCATTCCTATTATACCACTTTGCGTACCGCTTTGAACGAGGCTGTACGTGAGAGACTGATTGAATCAAATCCTTGGTACAAACTGGAGATGACCGAGAAAATCAAAGTTCCCGAAAGCAAACGGGATTTTCTGACCATCGAGGAGATAAAGAAAATGATAGCCACGCCATTTTTTAACGAGCAGGTACGGCAGGCATACCTGTTTTCCTGTTTTTGCGGACTTCGTATCAGTGACATACGGAAATTGCGTTGGCGTGACATTTCCATATCAGGCGGGCAATGGCTCGTGTCGGTAGTAATGACAAAGACCACCAATCCCGTTTATATCCCCCTTTCGTCCCAAGCGGTAAAATGGTTGCCGGAACGTAATGGCTGTACACCGGATGGCCTTGTCTTTGGAGGGCTGCCCAATACAAGCAACCTTTGTGTCAGTCTCAAGAACTGGGCTGATAAGGCAGGCGTAAAGAAGAACGTGACATTCCACACGGCACGTCATTCATGTGCGGTGCTGCTGCTGACGCTCGGAGCGGACATCTATACCGTTTCCAAAATCCTCGGCCACCGTTCCGTGCGTGCCACACAGGTTTATGCAAAAATAGTAGACAAGAAAAAGGACGATGCAATCACCTTGGTTGACGACGCATTCTAAATACATTATTATATATGGCAACAACAAAGAAATCGACCAGACTCAAGGAACCGGTAAAGGTGCGCACGAAGAAGCTCGCCGACGGTTCGGAATCCTATTATCTCGACATCTATGTTGACGGAAAACGCAGTTACGAGTTCTTGAAACTGTACCTGTTGCCCGAAATCAATCCTATGGTCAAGGAGCAGAACCGGGCCACAAAAGCGGCGGTAGAGGCCATCAAATCAAAACGCATCATCGAACTGACTCACTCGAAGGCCGGACTGAAAAAGACATCCGTCCGTTCCAAAATGCTACTGGACGACTGGATGGAAGCCTATCTTGCCGAACAGGAACGAAAAGGCGCGAGAGGACTGAAACTGTTACGAACAGTCTGCCGGTTACTTCCCCTTTACAAGAAAAAGGTGAAGATGAGAGAGATTGACAAGGACTGGTGTCTGGGTTTCATCGACTGGATTCAGCACACCTACAAGACCCGGTGGGACAAGCCGCTTTCACCCAAGAGTGCAGCGGACTACGTGGGTTATTTCTCCACCGCACTCAACGCCGCCGTCCGTGCCGAGGTTATCCCGGAGAACCCGATAATGACACTTGCAGCCACAGAACGTATCAAGGTGCCGGAATCCAAACGGGAATACCTGACCATTGACGAAATAAAAGTTCTGATTGACACGGAATGCCCCCGCGAAGACGTGAAACGTGCCTACCTTTTCGCCTGTTACTGCGGTTTGAGGTTGAGCGATGTTTATGCCTTACGATGGAAAGATATTGTTCAGGACGGGGAACAATACCGGATGTCAACCGTGATGCAAAAAACTACCACACCGATTTACTTGCCTCTTTCCCGCCATGCCGTCCGTTGGCTGCCTGAAAGGAACGGTGCGGAAGACGGGCTGCATGTCTTTGCCGGACTCCCGGCAGAACCCAATATCAACAAGGTACTGGCCAAATGGATGGCAACGGCAGGAATCAATAAAAAAATCACCTATCACACGAGCCGCCACACGTTCGCCACAATGATGCTTACCCTCGGTGCGGATCTTTATACCACGAGCAAGCTGCTCGGCCATGCCAACGTAAAGACTACGCAGATTTACGCGAAAATCGTTGACAGCAAGAAAGTTGAAGCGGTGAATCTGGTTGATAACGTATTTGGCTGACATCCTGCGTTGTACTCCATTACCACCGTTTTCAGCCTTATTTGAATAATTGCCGAATTTTGACCTTTCCGGCCAGATTTCAATCCGAAGAGGTCAAAACTCGGCATATCTGTTTATCAGATACATAAACCTGAACTTATCTTCTTGATTTGGATAGATAATTTCAGATTTATGGACGCAGTTCATAAACCTCACAAAACCTTATATCTGAATTTACAGCGTAATATTTCATAGATAATATCAAATAAGTGGTTCTAAAATTTGCTTGGGCAATTCCAAATGCGTAATTTTGCATCAAAACATGAAAGTATGGATAAACTTATTGGCCGCGACAAAGAACATGCGGAACTGGAAAGATGCCTGAACTCGGACAGATCGGAGCTGGTCATAGTCTACGGCAGGCGGCGTATCGGAAAGACATTCCTGATTGAAGAATTTTTCGACCGGGAGTTTGATTTCAAATATGTCGGTGCGCATGGAATGACCACCCGCAGACAGTTGAACAACTTCCTGAATGTGCTCAACAGTTATTCGGGAAAAAAGTTCTCCTATTTAAGCAACTGGGATGAAGCCTTTTATGCCCTTGAAGAATACCTGTCGTCCCTGCCCGCTGACCGTAAACGGATTGTGTTCATAGATGAAATGCCTTGGATGGATTCGGGAAAATCCATATTCGTGTCGGCCCTTGAAAACTTCTGGAACGGCTGGGCCATGTCACAGCGGAACATCATGCTTATCGCCACGGGGTCCGCGACCTCATGGATGAAAGACAAGATTGTCGCCAACAAGGGAGGCCTCCATGCCAGAGTGACGTGTAACCTGCATCTGTCCCCGTTCACCCTGAATGAGACGGAGCGGTATCTCGCTACCAGAGGCATCGAATGGGATCGTTACCAGCTTACCCAGACATACATGGTGCTTGGCGGTGTTCCGTTTTATTACAGCCTTCTTGACCCCGCGTTGAGCCTTTCCCAGAATATAGACCGGCTGTTTTTCAATGAAGGCGCACTTTTGAAACTGGAGTTCGAGGAGCTATACAACGCCCTTTTCGACAATGCCGACCTGTACACGTCAATCGTACAACTACTCAGCGAACACGAATCGGGAATGACAAGCAAGGACATATTCCAGTCACTATCATCGAAGAGCAGCAACATAACCAAGGCGATAAAAAACCTTGAAAGGTCCGATATGATAGAGAAATGGCTTCAGTACGGCAACAAACGTCGCGGAGCCGTTTACAGGCTTACGGATTTCTTTTCGCTGTTCTATTTCAAGTTCCTTGCCGACAACCTCTCACACGATGATGAATGGTGGAGCAATCATCTTGATTCCGGAAATGTATTCGACTGGATGGGTAGCAGTTTCGAGCTTGTCTGCATGAGACATCATAAACAGATCAAGTCGGCTTTGGGAATAAGGGGCATGGCTACATCCTTGTCCACATGGCAGGTCAAGCCCAATAAGGAGGAAGGAATGCCCGGCGGACAAATAGACATGATAATAGAGCGGGCTGACCGGATCATACACCTGTGCGAGATGAAATTCTGCATGGACACATACCGTATCAAGCCCGAATACGAACGCCGGTTGCGTGACCGTTCCGGTTTGTTCAGGGAACTTACCAAGACCAACAAGACACTGGTTCATACCTTTATCACGACGTATGGTGTGGCCAATGGCAAGAACAGAAGCATCGTCCACAGCGAGGTGACGATGGACGACCTTTTCAATTCCTGACGATTATGATGATACGGCAAATAACACAACGGTTGCACGAAGTGAACACGCTTCTTGCAACTTACGGACAAGGCGTCTTGTCTTTTGAACAGGCCTTGCCGCCGTCCCTGTTCTATCAGGATTTCAACGACACGAACCTTCTTGTCAAGGAGGCAGCCTGTCTGGTAAAGGAGAACCCCGGACAACTTCTGGACTTTTCTTCTTCCCTTCTTTCGGAAACGAACAAATACCTTTCACTCGACAGGACACCGTTGCAGACAGTGAACTTTGAAGCCCTTTTCGAGGAATATCTAAGCCCCTTTGAACACCGGTACGAGGAAGCGAAAACAGCCGCCACAGAACTTTGGCGCGAGTATTCGGCAATGAGTAACCGGTTGGATTTCCTGCCTCTGGATTCGGAAGAATACAGGTCGCTCGACACGGAGTGCGGAGTAGCAAAGGCAAAATATGACCAAGCTCATGCACACGCAAACCTATCATATAAGGAATGGCAGCAGGAGCGTGACCGGAATTTCTGTGTCTGGTGCTTCAAACCGGTATTCCTCGACGTGCTGGTGGAGCGTCTGCAAGGAATCGCCGGAAGCATCATCTCCGACATCAGACGCGTGAAGGAGGGCAACCCATGAACCGTGCAGGCCTGCTGCAAGAGACCACCGCATGGATGGATACCGTTGACCTCGCCCTGTGCCTGTTCATTTACGAGGTGTGCAACGACTACCAGTTCGAGTATCTGTCGGGCAGCGACTTCGTGAACTTCCTGAACCTGAAACCCACCGAACGGGAGGTCATCGTGCGCCCGAAAGAGAACCTTCGCATCTGTTACATGGTGTTTTCCATCGCCCGTACCATCAGGCCGCGAGAGCGCGGGAAACTCTGGTCGGAAGAGTTCCTGAAACGCTGCGGCATATCCAAATCCTACTACGACAAGCACCGCAGCGATGTTTGCAACAATGCTGCCACCAAAGAGAATCAAGATTTCCGCAAATCCATCGACAAGGCCGTTGAAAACGCAAGACGGCTGAAAGGTACCCCATAACCGCCCGTCGTTTCCCCATTCAGCCCGGTATCTTCCCATTATAGCTATGCGCTATACCGTTCATACACAACGGTATGGCGCATTTTCTTTTCATGCACTTTCCCCATTCGTCCCCCATTGGCCCACCTTGGAGCAAACTTAACTTTGCATCGGAAACAGAAGAAAGGAAAAGTCTGAAAAAACAGCAGATTCCGATTCTACGAAAGTACAAGTAACAATAAAAATGAACGTATATGGAAAGTGAACGTAATTTGATGACCACCACGGAAGCAGCCCGTTACCTCGGACTGAAGCCAAGCTATCTCTACAAGATGATGATGCGCCGCGCAATCCCTTACTACAAGCCGGGCGGCAAGCTGTGCTTCTTCGCCAAGGAAGACCTCGACGCATGGCTGAAACGGGTACGGGTGAAATCGCAGGTCGAGATCGACAGCGAGGCATCCCACTATCTGGTAACACATGAGAAAAACAAATGATTCATCAACCTTTTTTAGAACAATGCAGTTATGGACAATTCAAAGAACATGGAACCGGGTATCAGGAATGCCACGGTTCAGGAATCCCCGAACAAGGAACAGAGAAAGAAAGAGAGCAGACCCGTAATCAGCGCGAAGGTACAGACCATTCTGGACTTTCTTCGCGGCTGTTCCCCCTACGAGGCCGATTCCATACGGGTAATGGTCGGTTACGGGACGGGCAACGGCGATACCGCAACGATTGAGGCGACGGACATGTTGGCTGTCAACCGCTTTCTCAATCACGGGCTTGCCAAAGAAAACGGAACAAGTAACGAGGCCGTGATGAAACACCGTCAGGAACGTGCGCAAAAACTGTTGGAAGCCGTCAAGGATTTCGTTGACATCGGCCAGCTCTGCCGCGTCAGCATCGTGCTGATGAAAATCTCTTCCGACTTCAAGGCGGTGGAGGACGCACGGGGACACCTGCAATCCCAACCCGCCGCCAACGTGAACCGGAACTGATGTCAAAACCGGAACGGGGTATCGGACGGACAAGGAAACTCCCGCACGCACTATCTCATTGAAACTGTTGTAGGTTTTCCGATACTCCATTCCCTTATTTTTTATTGAATTATGCAAGAAAACAAGAGGAACAAGGAAACATCCCTTTTCAAAAAGCCGCAGGGCTTCCGTACAGTCCGCATCCACTTTACCGCAGAGGCAATCGAATGGCTCGGAGGGACAACGAAAGATGACGACGGCAATACAATCGGCAACCATACTCTTTTTTATGACCTGCTCTCACGGATGCGACTGTCCCCCGGCAGGGGCGATTCATTCCGCAGGCCGCAGGAATTGCAGCCCGGACAGTTCCAGTTCTCGGAAACCAGACTCGCGGAGGAATGGAACATAGGGAGAAAAAGAATCCGCAATCTCCTTGCAACGATGGAAAAGCTGGGCATGATAGCGGTGGACGCTTCCAAAACCGCTTCCGTCGCTTCCATGACCTGTGTCGAGGAATGGACGGACTTTCAGAACTTCCACGTCGTAAACCTTTGCAATCCCGCCCTGAATGGTATTCGAACGGCATCTGAACGGCCTTTGAATGGCATTTTATCCGGCAGCGGAGGCACGCCGCAGGAGAGGTGAAAACGTCTTTCAGTTTCGAGATATGCCAAGGTATCACCTCCCTTCGGTCAGTCATCCCTTGGCGCTCTCGCGGCTCACTGGCAGTTCGCCGGTGGCGGCGCTCGCAGGCTCGCACCGCTTAACCCTTATAAAACAACAGTTATGACAGAAGACAATAAGCAAGACACATCATTTCCGTCCGGCGGCAGCCGCACCGAATACATCGGAGCCAAAGTCACCGTGGAACAGAAACAGTACATCCGCCGCCTTGCCGCCGAGTGCGGCATGACCGTCAGCAGCTACGTGCTGGCAAGAGCTTTCAACTACAGGCCGAAAGCGAGGCTGACGGCAAGGCAGGAGGCGGTCATGGAGACCCTTATAGGATGCCGCAGCGACCTCGTGAACTACACGTCCGCGCTCCGTGGCATGAACCCCGAAAAGCGCAGACAGATGTTTAACAGTTACCCTTTCATGCTCGAATGGCTCAAGGAACTCGGCAGGCTGGCCGAGCGTGTCACGGACGTGCTCGACAAGGTACGGTTTTCCAACCGCCTGCCCGACGGGACAAGGAACAGTGAAGACAGGGAGGACGAGCCATGATAGGGAAAGCGAAATCCATCTCCCACGGGATAAATGACATCAGGTACATCACGGGAGAATCGAGGAACAAGAAACATCCCGAACGCATCTTCCACGTGGGGGACAATCTGCTGCCGCCCGGTCTGGATGCCACGGGTATATGGGATTCTATGCGGCTGACGCTGGAGAAGTCCAAACGGGTCAAAAATTCCGTCATCCGCATCGAGGTCAGCCCTGCGCCGGAACACACCAAAGACTTTACCATCGACGACTGGCAAAGGTTGTGGGACGACTTCACGGATGAGTTCGACAACATCGAACTGCTTGACAAGAACGGCAAGACCTATTCCCCGAAAACCGCCCTCAAAGGCAGCAAGGGCACGGTGTGGCTGCATCTGGAATCCAAGAGCGGCATTCCCCACCTTCACGGTGCGTTCTGCCGTATCGACGAACGGGGGAATATCAACAACGACCATGACATACACCTGCGGGCACAGCGGGCAGCCGAGCGTGTGGCCCTGAAACGGGGCTGGACGACTGCCGCCGAAGTACGTGAGACGAACATCGGGCAGGTGAACCGGGACTGCATGGAAACCCTGCAATCCATGGAAAGCTGGTCATGGGACGAGTACGTGGCCAGACTCCGGAGCAAGGGATATGAGTTTTGGGAGCTGCGCGACAACAAGAAGATATTGCGCGGTTACGTGCTGAAGAAAGGCAACGCCAGATACAAGGCTTCCGAACTCGGCAGGGGGCGCAACCTCATGGCGACCAAACTTGAAAGCACGTGGAAAAAGCTGCACGCGGCTCCCAAGACAAGGACTGTTTCGACACAGCCCGCCGCAGGGAAATCTATACCGACTACACCCCGGACGATTCCGGTTCACGCACAAGGAACGACACCGGTTCCGCAATACACCGGCTATCGTCCCGGTACCAGCCCGTACCATATCGACATCGACGGGGAAAGCCGCCGGTTCTTCATTCCCGATGAAGCGTTGGACGTATTCAATGACGAGTTCGACTACCGGGAGACAGCCAACAGCCGTGACCTCACGGACATGGCTGCGGCACTTTTCGTCGGGATGCTCGATACTCCGGCGGTTCCTTCGGGAGGTGGTGGCGGCAGTTCCAACGACCTGCCTTGGGGAAGACGCGAGGACGAGGACGAACGGGAATGGGCACGCCGGTGCGCCCGTGAAGCGGCAAGGGTAATCGGAAAGAAACCGAAGACAGGACGAAAAAGATAA